GTGCCGCGTCCTTGCGTAGAAAGCGTTGCAATGAATTTCAATGTGCCGCCCGCGGCGCGTGATCGAGTAAGTCGGGTCGTAGTGAAGTTAGGGTACGTCCATGGCGGCAAACCCGCTTGGGGTAAGTTTTTTGCTGCTATTGCGTCTGGCGAGTTGGTCATTTCCCGCCCTGTTCGGGTTGACGAATAGATTCTTTGTGTTATCATGAGAACAACAAAGCCGCCCAGGAATGGAGAGTTCCCAAGCGGCGCGGTTATCGCCCATAGGAGGGGCTGAAACCATGTCCAATATTCTGCTGGCTAAAGCGTTTGAAGGTCAAGAGGTTCGGGTCGTTGGCACTCCTGATGAGCCGTGGTTTGTGGCAAAAGACGTGTGCGCTGTGTTGGGAATCGAGAATGATCGCAATGCTGTTGGTCGCCTTGAGGACTGGATGAAAGATGATGTCCATATTATGGACACCATCGGTCGCACTCAGAGAACCAACGTTGTCAACGAACCCGGACTGTACGCCCTGGTGTTCACAAGCCGTAAACCAGAGGCTAAGGCATTTCAACGTTGGGTGTTCTCCGAAGTCCTGCCATCCATCCGCAAAACTGGACAGTACCAGAGCGGTAGCACGTTTGCCGCGCCTAGGAATTTCCTATCCAATCGCAACAGCCCATGGGAGCAGCTTAAAACCCCTGATGAGATGATCAAGCGCTTTGAGTGGGTCGTGAAGCGAGTCGGAATGGCAGGGTGCTTCGATTACGGCTATGGCAAGGCCATCCTCAACGACATCATCGACGCGCATCATTTGAGCCTGCCTATTCCGTATTCGGATGAGATCTTCCGTCGCGAGGCATTGCCCAAGGGACATGAGTACCATGTCCTGCGATTGCTTCTCCAATTCCTGGGGCTGCGATTCGAGAACGGCCGAATGCTTGGGTTTGATGGGCGGTCGGCTGCGTTCCCTTCCGAGAAGATGCCCCGATACCTAGCGGTCAAGGCTGATGTTGTTGAGGATTTCTGTGACGGCAACCATTGGGTTGCGAGCTGCATTCGGTTGATGGCAGTCCACAACAACGCCTTGGTTGATGTGTTTTCTGGGATTCCCGAGAAGGGGTGGTTTTTTGCGACCGATGTTCTCGAAAAAGCGTGGGCCATTCCGCTTGACGAGAAGCACTTGCCCCCTAGCATCCGCCTAGAACACTACGGGCTGAAAAAAGTCGGCAACCGCATCCGCCCTGATTCCGTCCGCGCCGCATTGAGCTAACCCCACCCGGCCCGATCACGGGCCGCCCCCACCCATGCACCTCAAATCCCACGAATCGCCCCGCAACCGGGGCCGCAACGATAAGGGCCGTGGCAATCCAGCCCGCGCCAAACAGAAACGGAAAGCGCTGCAACGGTTGCGCCAAACCCTGAAGCGTTCAACCTGAATCCCGCCCAAACCGACCGCCCCCGGTCGGTTTTTTCATGTCTAAAAATATTTTGACCAGTCCATTGACAATCCGATGATTACAGGATAGATTGTATATATCGAGTTCAGACAGCCCACCATGTTCACCAAAGCCGCCGCCGCTCGCATCCTGCAAATCAACCCCGCTCAAATCATCCGAGTTGAAGAATGGGCCAATGTCGTGTTGGTTGTGGTCAAGGGGCGTGGTGGTCGGTTTGTGAGCAAGCGGGATTTCGCCCGTGACTTCCGATCGGTTCGCGAGTCTGGGGCACGGAACGTCCGGCTCACCCGACTCTACAAAGGCGTGGCGTATCTCGAAACCCGCGATGGCAATCAATACCGTCATCACGCCGCTCGAATCGAACGCGGTCGCGCGGTCTGTGATTGCGCTGATTGGGTGGCTCAATCCGAGCGTGGTGCATCCCAGCCCATCTGCAAACACTTGATCCGCGCCGGTTTCGAGTTGAACGCCTTCCGTCAGTTGATTGCTGCTTAACCCCTTGACATTCCGATGGTTACGAGTTAGGGTTTTATCTATACCCCTTGGCGGGGGTTGCACAATCGTTTTTCACACCTATCGAGTGAGACCACCCATGTTTAGCGATTACGGATTTGTCGATGGATCGTTTGACAGCGTTGCCACTGACAACGACTTGCCCGTTCACCTTGCGGCAGAGTCCCTATATAACGGTGCTGCCGTGGCCGTTGCAGTCAACCCTGATGAGCCTAGCCTTGCGCTGATCACCCCCATCGTTGGGATGAGCGCAAGCGACGATGCACACAGCCTTGAGTGGGTTAGCTCGATTGAAGGTGACTCTGGGCAAAAGATCGGCGCTGTCTACCGAGAGGGCGATGGGTTATCCCCCGGACTGGTCAACGATATCGTGCTGTTGGCCAGCCGCCCCGTCACCCATTCGATTCTCGTGAACGCGGGGCTGCTGTTTGAAGCCCTGGCGATGTTCGAGACTGATCAAACTATTGAAATCAGTTTCACCCCCTCCGATGCTCGACACCTGAGTCCCAATCGCAAGCCTTGGGAGGCGCTCGTAATTGCCCGTGCTGGTGGATACGCTGGCAACGTGGCCGTGATCGCTCCGGTTTCGATCACCAACACGGGACGGTGTGGAAGCCCCGAACCCAATCCCGAAACCCTACCCGCCCCGTTCATGCCGTTCAATCCCGGATCCCTGGAAAATGGCGAGCGATATGTGGTAGCGGCCAAGGGCAAAACTGAATGGTCAATCGTGACCGGCGTTTGGGATGAATCCGCTGAATCGTTCCATCGCCTTGGCGACGACACCGCTTGGCTATTTGACCCGCTCAACCCAGCCGACATCCCGAGTCTCCATTGCGCCTACGATCTGATGCAATCCGAAGTTATGGATCTGCTCAAAGGCATCCCCCATCGCCTTTACTAACCCATCCCGGCCCGCCACGGGCCGGCTTATCTACCTACCGAACCATGTCCGAATCCAAGCCGGGTCGCAAATCGCGGCCCCGTCCCGAAGAAATCGCCCGCCTCAAAAATCAAGGGAATCGCCCGCCCCGTGGTGTTTATCAACATCAGTTCCAGTTGCGAGTAACTGAACAGACCCGAGCGCAAATTGACGCGCTGACCCATCGAGTCGGGCTGGAGCAGCGAAATGGACTCATCCGCCAGTGGATCGATCAAGGGCTAGCGGCATCTCTTGAAGCCAAGCGCTCTGCCCTGATTTCAGATTTGGTAGACCAAGTTAATCGCGGGATTGACGAAATCCCAGAGCTGACGGACTTGATTGATTTATGTAACGGCTCCCGAGAGTCGGCCGTTGAAGTAATCAGCTCAATCCGGCCAGTTGACTACCATCAGCCGATTGAATGGCGTTGGGAGCTTTGCAAAGCGCTGGCCCTAGTCGCCGCTTGCAAAATGGGAATGGAGCGAAGCGAGTCATGAGCGAATCGCAACGCGCCGAAATCCTGACCCGACTTCTGGAAGCGATGATCGTCAGTCCGAAGTATCAAAGTGCTTCCGTGTCGCAAATGTTTCGAGATGCACAATCCCTGGCTGATGACATCGAATCCGACACCAACCGCCGCCAAAAGCAAGAGCGCCGCTCTGCTTACGAGCCGGAACCAACCGCATCATTCGTGGGCAAAAGGTGGGCGAAGCTGAATCCCGATGCCGTCAGTTGTTTGCAGCAAGAGATTCGTGAGGTCGCGGGGCTTTGTGCGAAACTTTCCCGGATCGATAGCGATATCACTCCAGAAGATCCATCCGATTGAACTTTAGCCCAACGCCTTGGCCAATGCCGCCGCAATTGCCCCGGTTGCGGACTGCTGGAACGGGGAAAAATTGAACGCTTCCGAGAGAGATGCTGATGGGGCCGGGTCGGGATTGGTTGACCCCTTCAGGGACAAATCCACCGACACCGCCCAAAGGGTTCCATCGCTCATCGTCTGTTTCACGTCCACACTCAGCGACTCGATCACATATTTCCCGTTCCAAATCCCTTGGCCGTACACCAGGTCAAGGGATTGCTGTTGGGAGGCCGCTTCACGGATCGCCGTCAACCGGGGTTCGATTTGCCCCTGGTCAACGTGGAGGTCAATAGTCAGGTCAAGGCTCTCCAATTCAGACCCGCAAGCCTGCATAGCCTGCTGGCGAGCCACCCGGTCGTGAGTTGGGAACGTCCATTTCGCCGCCGTCCGAATCCCTGAGATGCCCGACCGGACGGGAAACGATAGATCGCCAATCAGCAAATATGCGGAAATTTCCATGAGCTTGCGGGTTTGGGTGAGATGTTGCGAAGGATTAAATGCCGCACTTCGGAGCTACTGCCATGAACCCCTGGATCGGATGCACCATTGCCTTTGTTGCAGGAGCCGGGTTGGCTGGAATCGGGCAATCTCAGCCTCGCCCTGTCAATCCGGCTCCTGTTGTCAGCCCACCTCCTGAAATCCAGATTTGGCAGTCCGTAACCCCCGGTCTCAGCTTGGACGATGCTGAATTTCGGATTGGAGTGAAGGGCGGTGGTGATCAGCGATCAACCGAGCCGGGCCCAACGGGTGAGGTCAAGGTCTTGAACCGGGCCTATCCGATTGGCGGTGGCACGGTGTTGGCAGTGCGGTATGAACTGGCCCCTGGCTCTGGCGATTATCGAGTGGACAATAAAATGCTGGCCCTGAAAGTTGATTAGCCATAACTCAATCGCTGCTTTCGTGCCTCGTACTCCTGAATCATTGCGAAAAACTTCTCGCGCTCTGCGGCCAACACCCCACCGACAGCGGCAACCGCCCCATCTGATCCGACATTGATGGTCGGCGAGAAGTTGAACACGCTGGATGCTGATGGCGAGGTTGCCGGTTGGGTGGCTCCCGTCGCCATTGGGCCGATCGGCATCGGGGCCGGTTGTAATCCCATCCCACCCACCATCGGATTGAGTGCGCCGCCAATCGTGCCCTGGTATCCGACCGCGGCCTTTTGCAGTCCCGTCGTGAACACATCCAACAGACCCGGCCCGGCTCCCCCAAATTGGGATTTGGAGAACGGGCCGTATTTTGCGTAGGAGCCTGGGAACGCACCCCGGACGGCCGCCGCTGCTGCTGATGCTGCTGCTACCGCTTGACCGATGCCCGCCGTAATCCCTGCTGCCAAATTCGACATCATCGCCATCCCGGCCGCCTGCATTGACCCGGCCATGGCTTGGAATGCCGCCGCGATTTGCGCCCCCGCTGCTGATGCGATGGCAGGAAGTTGGGCCAATTGCGCCTGAATCCCCGCGATTGCCGCCGCCATGGCCGCTTGAGCCGCTGCCATTGAGGATGTGAGCGAAGCCGACAGAGACGCACCGAACGCGGTCGCTTGCGCCGTGATCGATGCGAATGCCATCGTCATGGTTGCCGAGAGCATCATCACTTGCATCTGGACACCCATGAAGGCAGTTGAGAACGCCATTGTCAGGGATGAACCCAGCATGGCCACTTGCGCCGTGATGCCTGTGAATGCGGCCCCGAGTTGCGCGGTGAATGCCGCCACTTGCGCCCCAACCTGTGCGAATGCGGTCGTGAATGCCATCGTCAAAGCCATGCCGATTTGGGTGATGGCAGGCGTGATCGTGGTGGCGATGCTGCTGAAAATCGTGCCGATATTGGTGGCGATGGTTGCCATCCCGGTCGTGATGCTCGCCATCGCCGTCGTGAACGAAGCTGCCAATTGCGGCCCGAGCGTCATCACTTGCGAGACGATGCCCGTGATTGCCGGGCCAATTGCCATCAGTGGAGCGGTCAAGGCTGATTGCAGCATCGGGCCAATGCTCGACAGACTGGAAATCAACCCCTGGATCATGGATTGAGCGCCCGACAGCATCCCACTCAGGAACCCACCGCCGCCACCGCCAATAGTCATCGCGCCCGACAGGCTGGCAAAAGCTGACTTGATGCCATTGACCACGCCCATCACGGTCGATTGAATGCCCTGCACAAACGAGCCAATTCCCGAGAGCGCCCCTTGCAACCCAGACATGATTGAGCTGCCTAACCCCGAGAATGCCGATCCGAACGATGCCACCAATCCCGCAAGCAATCCAGGCACTGGCCCAAACACCCCGGCGATCACAGACGGGATAGCAGCAAGCGCACTCGACACCAGCCCCGGTAATCCCGATAGCGCACCCGAAATCAACCCGCCCAGTCCCAAGAACACGGACATGATCAGGTTTGGGATAGAAGCCAACGCGCTCATCACCAACCCCGGCAACCCTGCCAGTGCCCCCGTGATCGCACTCATCAGTCCCGATCCGATGTTGGCCAGCCCACCGAAATCACCCGAGAATGCCTGCGCGATCGCGTTCCCAAATTCCACCACCGCCGCCACCGCGTTCACAACTCCCGCGACAAAATTGGCCACAAACCCAGCCGCCGCACCCAGTGCAGCCCCAATCATCTGCCCAAAGTTTTGGATCCCTGAGAGCGCACCCGGCCCAAATGCCGATTGAATTGCAGCCTTGATCGCGTTGAACGCGGGGGCCAACGCCGCGCCTAATCGGGAGAGTGCGGATTTGAGGTTGTCAAGTGCTGGCCCGAACGCTGCCATGAAGCCTTGACCGAATCCCGTGAATAGCGCTGATAGTTGGGGCTTCAATGCCATCGCCGCCGCTCCGATTGCCGTGATCGCCGCCGCCACCGCCAAGATGGGCCCGACCGCAATCCCAGCCAGTGCAGCTCCGATGGCTCCCACCGCTGCTACCACGACCAAGATGCCCGCGCTCAAGGCCGCAAAGGTTGCGATCATCGCCGTGATGCCAGGATTGGCAGAAGCGAAACTAGCCAATGCCTGAATCACCGCCGTGATCGGAGCCAGTACCGATGTAACCGCTGGGGCCAGCGCACCGCCCACGTTGATCGCCAACTCATTCATCGCGTTTTGGGCCAACTGGACGCGAGCTTTCATCGTGTCGATCCGAGCGGCAAATTCAGCTTGCATCCCGCCCTGTTGCGCTGTCACATCGTTGGCTCGCGCCATCGTGGCCGCCAGCACATCCATGTTTTGGGCTAGTTGCGCGGCCTTCGGTGCGTGGTTTTTCCCAAACAATCCCACCAATGCCGCTTGCCCTTTCAGCCCCGCGTCACCCGCTTTGCTCAGGATTGACTCGAATGCCTTGACCGGGCTGGTCTCCATTGCCTTCATCACGTCTTGGGTGGTCAATCCCAAATCTGCCAAGGCCGCTGCCTGTTTCGGAGTGGCCTTATTCAGCCCGTTCAGGGAAGCGAACATCGAGTTAAGCCCGGTGGCGGCCGACTCAGGGGCCATCCCAAGGCTGATCATCGTGGTGGTCAAACCCGCCGCGTCGTTCTCGGTGATCCGCATCGCCTTGGCCGTACCCGAGAAGCGCTGCGTTGCGTTCAGGATTTCCACCTCGGTTGCTGCCGACGTGTTGCCCAAGTAGTTGATCATGTCGCCAAACTTTTGGACACGTCCGAAGTCGAGCTTGCCCGTTGTTTGGTTCATAAATCCGAACGTGTTCGAGAGCTTGCCCAGTCGGGTGGCCGTCTCTCCCGGCGCAATATCAAAGGCCGTTGACATCTTGGCCGTGGTGTCCACGAACTTGCTGATGTCATCCCGCGCGATGCCCAGCGACCCGGCCGATTCGGCAATATCAGCCAACCCCTTCTGACTGATGGGGATGGTGCGAGACATCGCCTTAATCTCATCACCCAATGCAGCGGTCTCGGAAACGCTTAAGCCCGTCGTTTTTCGAACGGCGGACATCGCGTCTTCAAATTCTTGGAACGCCTGAAGGCTTCCCCCAATCGCCCCGATCACGGGACGGCCGATCAGGTTAGCAGCCGCATCGAATCCCGCCATCGCGTCAGCAGCCCGACCCATCCCCCGCTGCAATCGGCTTGCACCCTTGCCTGCATTGTTTGCAGCGCCCCCGGCCGCTTCAGTTGCCTTGGCCGTCTGTCGCTGGGCACGTTCCAACCGAGACAAAATGCTGTCGATCTTGGCAGAAGCTTGATCGACAGCATTGATCGTGATCGTGAGGGAAGTGCTAGCCACGCTTGGGTCTCGCCTTGTTTTTTGCCTTTTCGATAGCGCGGTGTTTTAGCTGGTCAAGTTGCTGGATATGTCCCCACCAAAACCGGGCGGTCTGGTGCGTCATCTGTCGAACTTCCGAGTAGGTAAACCCCGCTTCGAGCAACGCCAAAACGTGCAACGGGGTTAGGATTCCCCCTCGGGAAACTGAGCCGCAACAGCCGTCATTAGCACCGAACCCTCTCGAATTGGCAGTGCTCGATATTTTTCGTAAGTCAGCTTTTCACCGTCGATTTCCACCAATTCAGCAATCAGAAATGGGATGAGTTTCTGTTGCTTTCCGCCTGATAACAATTGAGCGCGTTCGAGGTCAGCCATCGTGCCTTCTCGAATTTTGGCCACCCGACCCGATGGCAGTTTCACGACCTGATCACCGCTGTCCAAAACGTCAGGATTTACGGCATCTGCCAACTCATCCAATGCATCAAGACACTCTTCGATCTGATCAACAACGCGATCCTTCAGTCCGGGCTTGGGCGGTTCCGAAGTTCCCACACCCAATTCAGCCAGTGCCAAATCCGTTGCGTCCGTCTTAGCCATCTCTCTCGACTCCTGTTAATCCGAATTACGCCACGTTGCCCAACACATTGCCGCCGCCAATTCCCAAGTTGGCTCGCATTCGTTCGAGCAAATCAACCCCGTCCACGCGGTAAATGTTGGCGGCAATATCGAGCGCCAAAACCTCTTGCCCGTCGTAGACCCGCTGATAGTAACCCGCGCTCATCACGTACTCCCATTCAGCCAATTCACCGCCCGACAAATCGCCGCCCGGTGTTTCCTTGAACCGACCGCGCAAGGTGGTAACCTGTGGTTTTTCGTCTACCAGAACCCCATTTTCATAGATTTCAACATTGGCGCGGGCGATGATTTCGTGCGTTCCAATGTGATCGTGGGATGCCTTGTCGAGAGCGGGATGGTAGGACGTGCAAGTGATCGTGCATTCGAGAGGTTCAAACTTCAGCCGATATTCCGGCTTGCCAATCAACCCAAGCGAAGCGTCCTCTTCGGTCTCAGTTTCGAGCGTTGGCAACTCCAGTTCATCAACGATGCCATCCAACAGCTCACCATCGATCCATACCGATGCGCGTACAATTTTGCCGATCCGAGACATGAAGTGTACCTCCAAAAATAGGGTATCGGTTTAGCTGATTGAGTCCGGGTTAACGGCGCTCATGATCCTCAGTGATTGGGCGGTCTGGATCGAATCGCGGGGGGCTGAAACGGGAGATTTCATCGCCTTGCAATTCGGACTCGACTTGGGCAATTTGCCGCTCAAAATATCCAGGCCTGGCCCGCTCCAAAAGTCTCAGAGAAGACAGCAGTTGAGCGCCCGTCACTTTGTAGCGGTGTTTGTAAAACTCCTTTTGCTCGAAATTGACGCGGGCCAAATCTGTCAGCTTTGAGATTTGGGACTGCAAACGAGCCACCCGCGATTGCTCTCGATCCAAGTCTTTCCGTAGCTCATCAATCGTGGCGTTCAGGGGTGTTTGGACAATCTGGATCAGGTTCTGCTCTCGGGTCGTTAGGCGCTCGCTTTGCAGATCCCAAAACTCACGCTTTTGCGCCCGGTCGCGCTCACGCCATTCAGCCGCTTTCCCGACAATCAGGGCCAACCCCCCAAACACCGCCGCAATTTCAGCAGCGTAATCTCTTATGGTCTGAACTAAATCCGGTGGGGGTGGGGGCGTGGACATCGGTGATAGTAGTGAATGGTTTGTGTGAGGACTGACCCAGCAATCCAGCTAAAGCCAGCAAATTGCACCCCCTGAGAAGTTAGCAGCGAGTAGAGCGCGATCACGGTCAACGTCCCGGTCAAAAAGTGCTGCCAAACCACGATTCCATTTGGAAGTTTTTGATGGGCGCGAAGCAACACCCATCCCGTCACTGCCAAAATCGCGTAGGTTGCGACCGTTCGGGGATTGTTGTCGATCACGCCGGAAGCGGATAGCAGCACACAAAGCCAGACCCCACCAAATCCCCTCATGACTACGCCCCCAAGGTAGACAGGCGCGTGATATCGACCCGCTGCTCAAAGATGATCCGTTGCGCTCCCGGCATCGGGGTCACCTCGTAATCGAATCGCAGAATCTCCTTGGCCAACTCAGTGGGTGGGTTTTTCCGCCGGTCGTAGGAACAGCGCCCCCAGACGATTGCACCCAAGGCAACCTGGGAATCCAGAAATGCGTTCACCGTGGCCGGCACGTTCACGATCACGGTGTTGATCGGCTGGTCAATGTAGATCAAACAGGCCCGTTCCAACGCGAATTGCATCACGTCCAACGTCCGGCGCACTGAAATCAAGTTCTCGATTTCGGCGCTGGCTGGATAGCCTGCTGAATATGCACCCCAAGACACGAACCCGGTCGCGTAATCCCGGTAAATCGTGGCCACGCCCGCGCCCGTCAGCAAGTTCACTTCAGAGTTCGGGTCGTTATGAATGGAGGTCAATAACCGCTCCATCCCCTGAACCCCGTTCAGTTCCTTGTTTGAGGGGCTGTACCAGTACCCGAACCGTAGATCGGTAACCGATGCCATCGCCACCCAACGGCGAGAGTAGGGTTCGAGTCGAGGCTTGTTCGTTGCCACATCAAAGGTTTCGACATGGGGATAGCAGGGAACGATCCGCTTGGATGATGTGAAAAAGTTTTCAGCCGGGCCAGCCGCGCCCCGTGATTCCAGGGCCTCTTGAGGGGTTAGCCCCATGGGTGCATCAATTGCCGCAACCGCCCGCGTCCGTTCCACAAAATTCTCAAGTGCCTGCGCTACTTCAATTCGGTCTGACCAGCCAGGGGCGGCCACAAGCATCGGTTGGAATCCAAGGCGTTGCGTTGAACCCAACCAAGCTTGGATGCCTGTGCGGCTCCCGTCTTCCAGGGTTTCGCCAATGATGTCGGCTGACGTGACTTCCGAGGGGTATTCGTACGAAGCCGTCACGGTTGCCCCGGACGCGATCCGCTGTTGTAGCCCGGTCGTAACCCGCGTGATTGTGCCAGTAATCGGATTGATTTCATAGTCGCGGGATTCTTCAAACACCACGTTTTGTTCGGAATACGCCACCCGAATCGCCCCATTCACGGGAATCCCGCCCGTGGGAACTCGCGTAATCACCCCGGACTCTACCGTGAAATCAGCCGTTTCTGCGTAGGTCGTGAACCCGTCAAGGCTTGTGACAGTTCCCACCTCCACTTTGGAGTAGGTCACGCGCAACCGGGCCCCGGACGGAATCGCGCCGCCGCCCACCCGAGTGACCACACCAGCGGCCACGGTGTAATCGGTAGTCAGGGTGTAAACCGTGCCGTTCAACCCTTCAACCGACAGGATTTCAGCAGTTGGCTCACCCGTGTCGTAGGTGTTGGCGGTTGGGGCCAGAACCTTGGTCACGCGACGGGGCAAGGTGATCGAGTCCACGCCCTCTTCGTAGGTAACGGATACGGTTGCATTAGCCGCAATGCCGCCACCATCAACCCGCGTGATCGTGCTGCCCGCGATTGTGTAATCCGTGGTCAGCTCGTAGACTGTGTTGCCCGACTTGATCGACACCAGAGTTGCCCCGGTCGGGATCGTGATTGTTCCTGGCGTACCGGCAAACGTCCGGCTCACGGTGTCTCGATCGGCTCCTTTGAATCGGAACGAACCCGAGTAGTTGGCCGTCCCTTCGAGGCTGATCAGGTCGATGTTTGCCTCACCCGGTTTTGTGCCAGTCAGGGTGAGCGTGTCGCCTGTGAATGCCGTGGTTTGGGTGGCCACGTTCAGGTGAATTGCGGGATCGAATACGTTGATGGCGATGATTAATCCACCGCCAAAGTCATCCCGAGCCTTTGCGTCGTAGGGCAGTGAGTAACCGGGGATTGCTGGGCCCAAATACCGGGCCGCGTCACGGTCATTGGCAATCAGCACTGGTTCGTTGATTTTTCGATCCGCTTCAGCCAACTTATGGATCGGAGCCGTGCCGACATATCCGATTGTGGAAGTGCGGGTGATTTGCACCGGAACCAAGCCGGTCGGGATTTCTACAAACTGAACGCCACGAATAAACTCGCCAATGGCTGCCATGTTATTCCTCTACCTTGTTCGGGATTGTGAGCTGTTGGGGTGGGTTGGGATTTGCGTTGGGCGTGTGGGGATTGAGCGGCGGCGATTCAGGGTCGCGCGGATCGCTGGGAACTGGATCGGGGGCAATCGGCCATCCGGATGCATTCAACTCGATAGGTGGTGTCGGCAGTTGAGTGAAGGTGATGGCTTTGGCCAGCGGTTCGGGTTCAAGTGGGGTGTTGTCGGCAACAGCCAGAATTGGGACTGATACCTGTACCGTCCACTGCCAAATCCGACGGGATGCCCGATCAACGCCCTCGTACTCGGAACGGACTAACCCGATGGCGGCCCGTGCCGTTGGGATTTGCAGCCCAATCAATCGCGCTTGGGTGATCGCAACCAGGGACTCACAGGATTCAAGCGTGGTGTGACCGATGGCGATTGTCCAAAGGGCTTCCCCTCGCTGCGTTGGCGTGGGTCGTCCCTCGGATGCTTCCCACGTCACCCGCTCTAAACCCACCCATGCATACCCCCTGAAACTCCCTTTCGCCACGTCCGCTTCTGCCAACGGGTTTGGCTCTTTCGGTTCAACCCCGTAAGGCTCGAACGGAACCCGTAGGCGCTCGATGATGGCGGCCCGCTGCTGGGCAATCCAACTCACCATTGCCGCAACCGCTCCTGAGTAAAGGTTTGCGGCGCGACACCGTAGGAAATGTACCGGCTGTCAAGCCCCGTGCCGTCTTCAGGGGGCAACACACCGCCGCCCTCTGATCCCTTTTGCCGCAATCGGGACAAGGCCAAATCCGCTTGCTTCCAAACGTCTTCTCCCTGATGAGGGTCAAGGTGGTAGCGAGTGAATGAGAGCGCGATCCATTTGCGTGAGTCGTACTCGGACGTGGTAAGGGCGTTCCACTCCAGGTAGGGGCCGGCTGCTGAGTTGATCACGGCCGTTGCCTGTTCAAGGTGCGCCGCCAACTTGCCCCAGTCGGGTTCGGTCTTTAGGTCGCGTCCTTCTCCGTTGCCGTTTTGGGTGAGCCGGATCGTCTCTTCATATCCGTAAGTACGGACAAAATCATCGGGCGTGGCGTAGTAATCCGAGTAATCGGGCGCATCTGTTTCCGGGTTCGCCTTGCCAAAGGCATGGTAGGAAACCCGGACGGACTCAGCAGGGTCGATCCGGCCTGTCGCCACCCAAGTCAACAGGCCATGCTGTAAATCGACTTCGTAATCGATATTGCGATCAAAGTCCGGTGGGCTAGTCGCCTGAAGGATCAGATCGGTCAAGCCTTGAGGGAGATAGCCCACCCCGTCTTGGTTGATCGCGATTGGAGCCTGTACCACTGGTAACCCTGTAGCAGGCGAGTAAGTGGCCAGCACAATCGACAGCGGCTTGACCCGTCCGAGCGGTAGCGTCCTTACCTCACCCTCTGTAGCGTCGTATTCGTAGTCACGACCGGCCGTAAGTTGCGAGGTCAGAGCGGAAACCCTGAGACTCCAAAGCCATTGGTCGGGCAACTCTAAGCGGACGCTGGCAAAAGTGACTGTGAGGGTGCGGCGGATCATGGTTTGTCCGGTTCGGGTTCAGTCTTACGACGGGGTTTTGAGGTTTCCGGCTTGGGTGGTTCCGGTCGGGTGTCGGGCGGTGGGGTTGGTTGTACGGCTTTGGCGTAACCCCGCTTGACAAAGGTTTCGACAGCCCCTTGAGGCAAGGTCACAATTTCGCCCGGTTGCCGCCGTTTTCCGTCAATCGTCACGGATACGAGCAATTCGTACAGCACTTAAATCACCTCCTGAGCTAAGAAGGCCGCGCCCATCCCGGTCACTTCAACCTGACGGTCGTAGTTCACGCCGTAGACGACAGACTTTCGGTCTCGAACCTCGTAAGGAGTTTCGGCGGCCGGCATCCCCTGCAAAACGTAGGTGTAAAACGCAGAAGGTTCCGCCCGACTCACATCGACAGAGGGGGTGTAGCTGACCGTGCCGCGCGCAATCGCGTTGGGGTTGACGTATGCCAGGATTGCCGATTTTGCCCAAGCCATGTCGGTCAGTTCGGCATTTTCAGCGCCGTCATCCAAATGCACCGCCTCAGCGATGATCACCTGACTCAAACCCCACATCCGGGCCAGCATTTCGGTGGTCAGCGTTTCAGATGACGTGTGCTTCAGTCGATCACGGATATCCTCGTGATCGTCCAGTGCGTCCCAAACTTCGGAGCCAAGTAGCAGGGTGTTGGGTTTTGTCCCGATAGACCGGCGGATTTCCTGGGCCCAATCCTTGATCTGCCGAAACGGACGGGAACGGCTCGCGCCCTCACCCACCAACCATTTATCGTTTCCGGTTAGGACGGTTTTGTGGTTTGCGTCGTAGTTGGCAGGATCGGCCACAACCGATGCGATTTCCTTCTCCAGGGACAAGGCGTGACTGCCCATCAACGACAGCATCGTCGTGCGCTCGTAGTTGAGTCCTACGCGCGATTCGGTTTCAGAGATTTCCGTGAGATCGGCCAAGTGTTCCAAGCTGTGTTGCGGAATTTCGTAGGGGTCGGCTTCGTAGCCCCACTCAATCCGTCGAGTCGTACCCCGTGGGGAACGTAGCGTGTTGTAGGTTGCAAAACCTTCTTTGCCAAACTTAATCACCTTGCCCGAGCGGGTTGGCGATTCAACGATGGGACAAATCGCCGTCCCAACCAAGGAAGCGTTTTTAAACCCTTGGGTGATCGTGGTCAGAACCGGGTCAATCCCGATTCGGCGGTCGCGTAAGTTCATCGGCATAGCAGGCCCGTCCTAGAAAATAACGATGTTGGTGAGCTGAGGATTGGTTGCGGACGGGGGCGCTGCCCACTCGTTTTGGGATAGCCGGAACGCGCCCGCCGTACCAGCTACAGCCAGTCCGGACGTACCAGGAGAGACGAATTGCGCCGTCATCGTGCCCGAGAATTTGTACCGGGGTGCGACCGCCGTGCCCGCGTCGGCAAAATTGAAGCCCGATTGCGCCCGGACGGCACAAAGCCCACCGGTCGCCACCGTCACCGCTTCGCCTGGTTCCGCGTCGTGCTGGGCGATGCCTAACTGTTGAGTTGCGGACGTGCCTACCCGACCCGACTGAACGTCAACGAACGTAAATTCCTTGATCGGGTCTGTGGCCACAACGGTCAAAACATCTTCGGGATGCTGTTGCGGGAAAATTCCAGCCATTACTTACCCCCTACCGCGCCCAAGGCGGTGACGTAATCAACGTTGTTTTCAGCCGCATACGCCAACACCCTTTGGTGCAATGCGTAGGCTTCAGGATCGACAACCATCCCAGGCGGGGCGTTGAAATCCGGGGCGATTGCCACCGGTTCTTCAGCGGGAACCACCGGAGCGGTTAGGTCATGCTCAGAAAATGCCGATGCGAGAAAGTCCAGATGGAACGCCGCCAAGTCCTTACCGCCTGCCGAAAACTCGGGCGATTGGATTTTGGACAGCGCGGACAGGAACTCTAGCTGAGTTGCTTTGTGAGCCACCAATTCGGGACGGGTTGATGCGGCCGCGTCAAATTGCCGTTCAAGTTCCGAGAGCTTCAGTCGGTGTTGGGTGGCTGCGCTCTCCAGAGCAAGGGACTGGTTTTGGCGCTGCAATTCAGCGATCTGAGCTTGCATCGCGGCAAACTCGGGAGAGCTGGAGAAGTCCGGGGTCTCGGGTTTCGGCTCGGGTGCGACCGGATCGATCGGCTCGATCACGGTAGGGGTTTCAGGCATGGCGGTATAGGTGTAAAGGTGCGAGTCGTTTTCAGACTCAAAGGCTGGAGTCAGGGGAATGGCGGGCGCGGTTGCACCCAACAGCCCAACATGGGCCAATCCCCATTTCCCGGGCCTGGGATTCGATGGGTGATCGGGATGCCAGAGACGGACGGATACGCGACGGAACGGCTTGAATGGAGCCGACAGAAACTCACGGATTCCGGGGGCTAGCTTGTCTGGGTCGTAGGACACAAACAGTTTTGAGCCTTTCAGCTTGATTGCTTCCACCCATCCCAACGCCGGATCGTCAGTAGCAGGATGACCCGCCACCAACGGAACCGGAGCCGCTGCCAAGTCCTGATCAGCAATCTCGCTGACTTCGGCAGGGACGTACTCTCTTGCTCGCCCCGCTGAATCGGTGTGATTGCCAACGCTAAAAACCTCAATCTCTTGCATGGCCCGATCAAAACTACTGATCCCACCCTAGGAGAGTCCCCAAAGATTGCGGGTTAAACCACCCAAGAGCCATCACCTCAAAGGCTTGGGGTGACAGGGTTAAAGCGCTTTTGTCACAAAGGCAATCAGTAAGATAGGGGCTGTCGAGTTTTCTTTATTTGGTCGATCCCATGCCTCAAGCCACCAAAAACCCCGTCCCTTGTGAGCGATTGCAGGCAATCCTCAAGGAACGGGGTTTGACTCAGATTGATTTGTGTTACACGGTTTTCGTGTCTTGCGGGGTCAAGTTGACTCCGCAACATCTAAATGCTGCGATCAAGGGGCGTGAGTATCCTTCACTCCGGCTGCAAAGGGCGGTCTCGACAGCGCTGAATCTGCCATTGGGTGAGGCGTTCCCTGAGTACCACACCGTGGCCGAAACCCTGATCCGCTGGTATCAGGACTTACGGCAGTTGGGGCGGATTGATTACGCCCCGCTTGCAAGTTTGTCTGGGTTGGATTACGCAAGATTGGTTTCAATCTTGCGAAAACAGGATGCGCCGACCCATTGGGAGCGTCAGGCTTTAGCTCGTGTAGCCGGGATGGGGGTGAGTGAGCTGTTCCCTGAGTTCTAACCGAGTAACGACTGAAGCCACTGCTCTGCCGTCTCTTTCAGTTTCGCTTCATGCCGGGCCCCGATGCCGATGAAGGGACGGGGTGGGATGCCGCGAGATGTCCCGAAATTGTGGAACGGCGACTTGAAATCGGACGCGGTGATTGTGGCGGTGTTGCCCCCTGCCGATAGGGTAATCCCGCCTTGCATCGCCCCCGATTCCACCAACCCGTGGTAATTGGGCCCGCCAACCCATCCCGCCCCATCGGGACTGACTTGGCTCGAATAATCCTCCATCGTCATCTGATGTTGCATTTCACCCAATTGGGTGACTAACTCAGACAAGTCATGCAACTTTGATCGGACGCGCTGAAGGTCGGATGGGGCCGGGCCGTCAATCGTGAATGAGAGAGACATGGTTAGCCTGCCAACGATTTGACCACGGAAATTGCCCCATCCCGAGAGGCCACGTAAACCTCAGAGGTTGCCGCAACGAACGTCGCTGAGATGGGTTCGGGCGCAACCGGGATGCGGGCCACCTGCTGGTTGTCGCTCAATCGGATCGCCACCAACTGGTGATAGCCCTCACAGGCTACAAACGCCCGACCATTGGCAGAGTCAATCGCCACAGAAACCGGGCGGGCTGTAGTCCCGATGGCCACCGACCCGACCGCCGCCCCTGAAATCGTGTTGAGGATCGTCACGTTCCCCGAATCCCGATTCGCAATCACCGCCCGCCCCGTCGTTGAATCCGTCCGAACGCCAACCGGGAAAGACCCGACCGCTACCGTCGTGATCGGGGTATCGGTGACGGATGAAATCAGGGTGACGTTGTTGCTGCCTGAGTTGGTGACGAATAGGGTTTGCTGCCCTGAGTCAAAAGCAATGTCGATGGGTGATGTTCCCACGGTGATTGTGGTGATTTGAGTTCGGGTTGCCCGGTCAATTACGATCACGCGGTTGCCAGTTTGATCCACCGCGTACAGCTTTCCACCCACAACAACTAGACCTTGGACATCTGCGCTGGGCAGGTCGATAGCCGTCGTAGTTTGGGCATCGATGGCGACTTCAAGGATCTGAGACCCAGCGGCTACGTAGGCCCGGTTTTCGTTCGCTTGCACTGCAATCCGACCCGATACCTCAGTAGCAGAGGAGTACAGGAATGCGTTGTTGGGAGAGAGGATGTTGTACTGGACACGGTACAGCGTGCCACCCGAAAGCGCGAAATCTTGAGTGATTGCTTTGGAGTTGGCGCTGATGGCGAAAATCCGATCAGACCCCTCGTCATTGCCCACCGTGGCGATCACCCGATCATCGTCAGCAGCGACAGCGAAGATGCGCGACTCGTACACCGCTCGTTGCGGCCCCGCCGTCACTGATGCGGTTACGTTACCCGTTGCCGATGCCCCGCCGAATAACTGGAACGAAGATATGACCGGCGCGGGGAATCCCCAAGAGACATTCCAAAACGGGGCGAGGTTGGTCTGAGTAACCCGAAGCCGCCAATGACGATACGTTTGGGCGGTAGACAGGTTGAACACCTTGGTCTCGAACGGCCCCCAGTCATTGTTAGTCAACGTTTGAGAATCAACTGTTGTCCAGCTTGCATCATCCTGAAAGTTGGCGAGCGTCCCGTCTTTACCTTGCAGGTTGAACGTGATTGGTGCGGCTGGCACTGTCTTGGTCGTGCCTGATACCGTGCCGCTTCCCACTTGAACAGAGTAGCTGGTGATGCGAATGCTCGACGGAAAACTGGCAACCAACCAGGCAGGCGATGATGCCCCGATTGAATTGAGGCTATTTGGGGTTGTTGGGCCAAACCGAATCGCGGTCTCAGGATTCCCGTCAAAGGCCATCCATGAGCCGGGGCTTGGAGCGTGAACCGACCCCGAACTGAGAACCGAGCCGCCACTGCCCACTAGGATCGGAGAACCCGAGATGTCGCTGGTTAGGACGGGAATCTGTGCTTTGGGAACGGTCGATGCACCACCGGATTGCACCTGCGAAGTCGTGTCCACAATCCCGAGTGACACGGTTTTGGTCACACCATTAGCCACCCGAATCGAGGCAATATTCGCGGCCACGGCCGTACCGCCCCCGGTATTTCCCAGTGGCGGGATTGGCTCGAAGCGGGATTGGGCGGCATCCCACGCCAGGGTGTAGCCATCAGCCACGCCGGTCAAATCCACGGCAAAATTGGCGGGCAAATCCAGGGCAAGCTTCAGGGTATCCGGGGTAATCACAACCCACTTATTCCCAGCGGCCTGGTACTGAAGCAAAACGCCATCAACCAACCCGGTCAAATCAACGGGACGGCCACCCACCGAGGAAGATGTGGCGATGGCAGATTGCACCGCGAGCGTCAGGGTGTTGAGGGCTTCGGTGTTTTCGGCAAAACGTTGGGCGATGGTACTCATGATTTAAAGGGTTGCAAGTTTGAGGGATTGGCGCGTCAGGATGGCGATCTTGTTCATGTCCAACGTGTTCTGTGTGAGCCAAGGCAGATCGCACAGCATCGTCAGGTCGTTGCCGTCATCGGTGATCGTGATCGCCTCGATGGGAAGTCCTGACAGAGCCAGGGTGATTTCCACCAATAGATCCGGAACGGCAACGGATTTGTAGAGCAGCGGCGGGGTTGATCGAGCCGCGATTGCGAACAGCTCACCCGTGTCAAGGAAGCACCCAACTTCGGTAATTCCAGCCTCCAGTCCTGGGTCGGTGAGGTAGCCTGCGATGGCTACTTCGTTGGGGCCTGAATCCGTCCAGTCCGAGACGGGAAACCGGGCGATCTCGGTTTTGAGAGCCATCTCGGTTCCGTTGGGTGGCGTGGCGTAAGTGCCGGTGCCGATCGCGATTTCCACGATCTCGACTTGCAGCCCCGCGATCCGCGCGTCGGTGGCCGCTGCGATGCCTGCGTTGGTGATGAGTGCTGGAATCATGCTGGGATTACCTCGATACGAGCAGCGCCGTTTGAGCCGTTGGATGATGCGTTGCCACCGCGCCCAACGGAAGAGTTGAACACAGCCGGGAAGTACAGGGCTGCTGACGTTTGACCAGAGCCGCTGTAGAAGACAGAGCCAGCCAAACCAGCAGGCAATCGGTATCCCGAGCCACCCGCGCCGCCAAGACCAGCACCGCCCCCGTAGTAGCCAGAACCGCCGCCCGCGTAGCTTGTTCCAGTGGCGCTAGCGCCCGACAGTTGTCCCGCCGCTGTACCGCCAGAACCCGAGCCGGACGTGCCACCTGCTGATTGCGTCCCACCCGTGCCGGGAATATCACCGGTTGAATTTTCCCCGGTAATACCGCCGCCCGCGCCCCCGATCCGTCCGACTGCGTTGGCAGCACCGCCGCCCGCGCCAGCAACCCCGAGTGCATTCGGGAATGTGAACGAGGACAAAAACAACCCGGTTAGTCCACCGCCGGAACCCGCCCCACCTGCACCACTTGGCCCGCCGCCGCCATAGGTGGCTGACGTGTCGTTGAACACGCCGCCTTGCCCAACCACGATCACGAGGGTTGCGCCTTGGGCGATTCGTCCGTTAGCCAAATCGGTGGATGCGGCAATCTCCAAAACTAAACAAATCGCACCACCACCGCCACCGGGAGCCGAGCCACCGCCGCCACCCGCGCCAATCCCGTAGAAAAACAGCCGCGCACCGATGGCGTTCGGGACAGTAAAGGTTTGATTAGCCCCGGTGTAGGAAAAGGTTTGGGACGCAATCAAGACCGTGGCATTCACCGACCGCCACACCCCGGAGTCAGCAACGATCACAGCTTCGGTATTGCTGGCAATCGTTGCGGACGTGGCAAAGCCGTCGATCAGCGCGCCGCCTTGAGTCTGGACGGTGATCGCCGCGCCTGAACGGTTGGCGATTCGGTGCGCGCCCGAAATGGATGAAGGCAGGGTGAGGGTTGTCACCCCGGACTTAGCGAACGTGTTCTCGTTAGCCGCAAGCGTGGCGTTAGCCGTCCGCACCGCCCATGTGAGGTTGCCGCCACCGCCCGAACCGCCGCCACTCGATCCGCCCGATCCGCCACCCAATGAAAGCGCCGAAAGATTCTCGATTGACAGTGCCGTGGGATAGAGCAGCAATCGCAGGAACAGAGCGCCGCCCGCCCCATTCAGCAAGTCGATATCCGTGCCGACCGCAATCCGGTTCATCGCCAGCCAATTCAGGCTTGCCGCCACCGTAAAGGTAGAGCCATTGACCGCGATCAACGTGGAATCGGAACTGGCTGCGATGGCGATTCGGGCCAACCCCGTACCGAGGGTGATGGCTTGGGTGAATACCTGCGTACCGGCTGCATTGAACGCCCGAACCAACCCACCGTCACCGGAAGCAGTGCGCCGAATTTCGAGCCGGGGCTTGCTCCCTGTCGTAACTCCCAAAGCAAACAGACAGCCATCGACCGCCGCGCCGGGATAAAGCTCTGCGTAGATTGAGGCTGAATCAGCAGGGGTGAGCGGGGTTGTGAGTGCGGAACTGCGATTGTCAATCTCCTTGACCCCAACCGCAGTACTGGTCAAGGCTCCAAGGCTTGGCACATATCCAGCCGGGGCGATCTGCGTACCCCAAAACACGACCGTGCCCACCGCGCCCGCCAACCCACCGGGATAAATCCTGATCCGTGTGGTCGCCACCGATGCCAGAGCCGCCACAAACCCGACATACCACCAACCGTTCGGGTAGCGCTCGACTCGGATGTTGCTGGGCGCAATCGCGCTGCTGTCGGGCGTGGCAATTCCGGTGGACAGATCGAAAGCGCAACGGGAAAAGGTTGCGCCGTTGTCACCCGACAGCCACAGGGTCACGACTGAGGCAGAGCCGGCCCGGAAAAAACCCGAGACTGCGTAATTGCCCGCCCCTTCGGTGGGAACCGAGACCACGCTCTGTTGGGTGTATCCGCCTGAGAGTGTCGAGTCGACCTGAATCGCCCCGGCTGTACCACCGGGATCATTCACGCCCGATGCGGCCGCCACCGTTGCGCTCACCACCGTCCATCCCGTGACAGAAGTGTTATAGGCGCAATAATTCCGAATCTGTCCCTCTGCCAACAGCCCAGAAGCATCGGCAGTGAAGTGCAATCGAGGGGCTCCCGCCATCACATACAGCCGTCGCGAGTTGGCGCGGTAAGCGCTGGTCAATCCCGAGAACGCAGCGAATCCGGTCGTAACTTCCGAGACCCCACCGCGCCAATCGACCGCCGCCACCGGGGCAACGCCCCCGATCACGGGATGCCCGTTCGCATCGACTGGAGTGCCACCGCCGCCCGATGGCTGTTTCCATTCCCAAGCGGTTGCGCCCGTTGCCGTCAAGACCAAACCTTGTGAGGCCGCGTTGGATGCGGTTGCGAGCTTTTCATCTAGCGCGGTCTGGAGTCCGGTGATCGCGGCCACGTTCGGAGCCACCCATGAGCCATCCCCTCTCAGATAGTTCGCTGCCGATGGAGTACCCGCGCCAAGCCGTGCGACCGAGACCAGCCCGGATGTGATATCAGCGCCTGAGTGGACGTGAGCGCTTGCAGCTTTCGAGTCGAGCGCGGTCTGCAATCCTGGGATGTCGGTGATCGTGAGCGTCACATCTCCCGATTCGCCATTCACCGTTGAGACGGCAGCGGTTGCGGAAATTTGAACCCAGTTGGCGAGCGTTGTTGCCGGTTCCGTCTGAAGGATAAAAGTTTGCCCGGTATCCGTTCGGCGGGCAACATCCCCCTGCTGGGCGGTTAATGCCAGCATTGCCGCTTCGGAAGCCACCACGAACGTTTCGCGAATGGCTAGCGACGGGATTTGACCGGGTGGGATTTTGCCATCGGAACCGAGAGAAGCCACGCCGGACGGTTGCCCTACCGTACTGCTCAATACCCGAGCGTCAAGGGCGGGCTGCAATCCGGTCACATCAGCAATGGCGTGAGAGTGGACGGACGGCGCTTTTCCATCCAATGCGGCCTGGAGTCCGGTGATCGTGGAAATTCCCTGAGTGTGGGTGATCGGCGCTTTCCCGTCCAATGCGGTTTGCAGCCCCGGCACATCTTCAATGCCACCCACGGATCCGCCCCCAATCCCATCGGGAATCTGAAGGATCGGAATCTTGCCCGTCGCGTCCAATGTGGCGAAACCGTTTGGCTCCCCTCGCTGCAAGATGTCGATGGGGCTGTGTTGGTGGATCGCATTGGCCTTGCCCGCCACTTGCGCCTGCAATGCAGTCAGGTCAACCCCAACACCTAACTCTTCCTTCACCGCGCCCCAAGTCACGGTCTTATCGAACGCGCCCGGACGCGACACCAAAAGCCGGTCGCCATCTTGAAGGTCAGCGCCGGGTAGGGTCTCAAGATCGGAGACGGTGATATCGAATTGGTCTGGCATTAAGGAACCCCCGTCACGGGCAAATCGAGAGCAAGCCGGCCGCCGCCCTGGAAACCCAACCGCAATCCCGATTGAGTCGAGACCACGGTTGGGATCTTAGGAGTCGAGACCGTGAGCCTAGCGGTTAGTCGTTTGCCGGCCGCTGCCCTGATTGTTGCCTTTGGGCGGGGAATCCCGGCGTTAACCCTGGCGATCACCGTCCCTCTTTTGGATGCCGCGATCCGAGCCGGGCCCAACTGTGGACGGGTTGCAATGGCTAATTCAAAACCCGACCGGGCTGGCTTGGCGGCTTCGATCAACTGATAGGCCTTGGCCCAAAATGCTGGGTCGGATACATCAAATCGCGGATCACCCGATGGCAATCCCTCGCCATCGATCGCGACCCTGAAGGTGTGGACTTGACGGCGTGGGATGGATTGCCACCATTCGGAGATGACCACGCTGGAAATCCCTAAGACCCCAAGGGCCCGCTTCACTGCAAACGGGGTTCCTTTGGTGCGATGCAACTCGATTGACCGCCAAAGCAGTTCCCGGTACTCAGATTCCGTCATCTCGGGAACGACGAACTCGGAAGCACTGAGTTGGGTGATCAGGCTTGGAATGGCCGTGGCCGTCACCCGGTCAAAGTCGTAGACCAGGGCGTTCGAGTAGGGCAGATCGGCGTATGCCGCGATCAACTTCCAAAGCGCTTGCGTCCGGTCATCTTGAGCAATCGATGGCTGAATTGGATTCATCAATCACCACCCAACTCGAAGTATTTCCGATTCGTTTCGTCGTAACTTTCCCATTCGATCAAATGCCGTAGGGTCTCAGCATCTTGGGGCAAGGGCGTGATTTCCCCGTCGTAGTCAGCGCCAACCGGCTCTAGGGAGTGGCCGCAGTAAAAGGCCGATGGCGGGCAAGCTTTTGACCAGAAGGTGGCATCGTTCGGGAAAACTTTGCCCTCCATCGCCGTGTGGGTTTCGCGCGGGTTTTGCACCTCTCGCACCCGGACATACCGGACATACGGCGCACCCTGAATTGAGTTCCAAACCTCACCACGCCGTTTCTGTTCTGCCTGCAAAAGCTCGACATTGGCCGCGTCAAACATCGAATCGTATTTGCCGGTCAAGCTGAATGCAGGGGGTTCGGGATTGGGTGGTTCGGGATTAGTCCGATCGGCATTCGGATCGGGCGGGATGGGATCGACCGGCTCAGGTTCCGCGAACACCGTCCCGTAAATTTCCGTAACGTAATCCGGGTCTAACTTCCGTCCGGTTGCCGCCGCTAACTTCTGGTCGCGGTCAGCCCGTTCCGTCAGGTTCTCGACATCATCGAAGTCACGCCAAATCGTTGGGGCTTGGGATGATGGGAGATTTAGTCGCGTGATCCATTCAGCCAGAGTGTTCAACGCCGCACCGCTCAAAGCGTCCGAATCGGACTTGGCTAGCTTCATCGCCACCCGTTCGGCGACTTCGTCCCGAGCGCGGGAGCCACCGCCCGATTGCTGATTGGTTAAAGCGGTCTGACCACCGATGACGCGGGCGATCTGATTGTCGAGAAATTCACACATCGTGTGCTGAATGTCTCGATCATTTCGTGCTGATTCCAGAAAGTCGATCACCACGCCATCGGGAGCTATCAGGTGATGTTCAGGGGCGAAATACTCAAGAAATGATTTAACCTCTTCATACACGGGATGCCCCTCACCCACGCCAGCGGGGAATGCTGCCCTAATCAAAGCCGTGGCTCGACTAACTGCAACCAACCAATCCTTAAGGCAATCCTTCTTAAATTGGCAATACCACCAAAGGACAGAGCCTAACCCTAACCCGTAAGGATTGGAGCCGCCGCCGATATCAAATGTGTAAACCAGGATTCGATAGGGCGTGGTGATAAACTCCCCTCGGAATGGCTTATCGCGCGTCAGAATCTTAACGGCATATCCCATGTGGGTGACAGCATTTCGCGGCGTGTCTTTTGTCACCAACTCGAATTTAATCCGGCGTGACGGAATGGGAGTGAACCCCGCAATCTGCCAACCGGATCGCCCCTTCTGCCATGAGACCTCTACCGCCTGGAATCCTCTGAGAATTGCCATCATTAAAGATGAGCAAAACTGATCGAAGTTGACACTGGAAGGTGCGCCCGATTCTCGTTTCGATCCCGCCCAACGAACACCTAAAAGCTGCTCAGAAACCAAGTCGGCTGCTTTTTTATCCGCTCGTTTTTCAGACGCGGGAACCACCCGAACTTCTCGCGATAGTGTTGCACCGATTCGGTTTTGAAGACACGCTAAAGCGTTCGGGTCTTTAAGGATTTCATCATATTTTGAGATATCCGAACCGAGGATATTTCGTAATAACAAATCTTCAATCGGAATTTCGCCGGACGGGAGCCAATATCTTGGGTCGTTCTCGTATCCAGCAATTCGATTGGGCGTGGTTAATCCTTGGGGCATGGGTGGCAACAGGTCTCGGATGCTTCCATCGTGGCGGATGGGGTGGGATGGTGGTGGTTAACTTCAAAACCCGGACAATCCCCACGGACGCACACCCGCAACGATCCGCCCCGTTGATCGCGGTGCGCTGAACCCGCCAACCGTCGCATCAGCCAGGTTCGGCGATCGGCCCAACCGCGCCTTGGTCTTCTCCTTTGGCTCGATTCGGATCTTGTCGTTTGGGGTCAACTCCCACCACACCGCGCTCATCTCTTCAAACAACTGATCCTCAACATCACCCAATGGCGCGATAGCAGCCTCACCCTTTTCAAATGCCATCCGTAGTCGCCAAAACTGTTCGGCTTTGGCATTCAGGAATTGCACCGGGTCGGTTGCCGCGCCGCCCCAATCGAACGGGCAAGCCGACACCCCATCCCGTCGTAGGTTTCCGAGCGCACCCGCCCCAACACCCGATCGGTCAACCGCCACGGCCGCGCCTTTCGGAATCTGACGGGCTAGCCATTGGGCGGCTCTGGGCACATCTTCCCAATCCCCTTTACCCGGCAGCGAATCTACCTTGACCAACAGCGACCCGCGCCATTCACTCATAGCCGAATCATCACCACCATCCCCCACGTCCAGTCCGAACCGGCTGACTGCCCTTGGCTCGTGCCATGTCGACGGGTTCGCGTCGTACCGGGCCCGTGCTGCTACCAAAAGCTGACGGGGGATGACCGATTGGGCCACGTCCGTTGGGAATGTGGCCTCGATCCGAGCTTGCCATCGGGGGGACGACTCACCCCATTCAGCCCGCCGCGCTTCGATCCATGCTGGGGTGATCGCACCGGGGATAGCGGCTGGCAACTTGGCCAATTCTGTAGGGTCAACGGGAAATCCCGGTTTGAGTCGATGCACCCCGTCCGAGTCGAGCTGGTAGAAGGGAGCCACGTTCGGATGCCGCCATGCTGCCAACCGAATCACATCACGCGGGTTTTTGCCACAGGCGAGAGCGAATGGCGTTTGGGAGCGGGTCGGGTTGCCGATGGCCAGCAGCCGGTTATTGTCCAAGTCCGTCAAGCACGACACCATCCCCGTCCACACGTCCGGGCTGATTCCACAAGCTTCATCAGCGATGATCAGCAGCCTTGGGGCGTGGATGCCTTGAAACGTGCTGTCTGAGGTGTCCGAACTCGAAAACCCATACGCTTGGGCGGTTTCATCCAATCGCAGGAAGGTCTGACCACGCTCGCCACCCAAGACCGAACGGTGTTCGTCCCACGCTTTCCGAACGTAGCGCCAGAGCAATTCCTTCATCTGCCGAGCGGTTGGGGCCGTGGAAATCACCAGCCCGCGCCAACAGAACACGCCCCAGAGCAAGAGCATCGCGGCGATCCATGTCTTACCTTGACCGTGGGAAGACGGCACGAGGGTGACGGGTCGGGCGATGACGTGATCGACAATATCCCGCTGGTCTGGAGTCAGTTCAACCCCAAGCGCATCTCGAAAGAACACCACCGGGTCGCAGTCCGTCCAGTCCCGTCCGGTGATCGCCCCTGCCTTCTGGGCATTCTTGATGAGGATCAATTCAGCCTTGGGCGTGAGGGTCTGCTGATAGCTGGCCATGCAATCCTGGAATTTCTAATTGGGTGACGCTGTACCCGTTGCTGCTCAGCTCCTTGATCATGTCCGAATAGGAGTAGGTCACGCCTTGCACCCGCGCCAGCAGGTCGTAGCCTTTAAAGACCGCTTCCCATCGCTCCGAATCGGTCGCGCCTTGGATCGCCTGGATCAAGCCATTGGTGATCCATGAGCGCACGTCTTCAAGGCTCCCCTCAAAATCCTCTCGACATTGAACCACGGCGGCCCGCCAATACTCGCCCGCCAACTCACGGCCAATCCCGTGGTAAGTCTGCAAATGCCGCACGATTTGCCCACGGGTCTTAAGCTGGCCCAGCAGGCAATAAACTTGATCAACGATGGCGGGATCGAGCGACATATTCGGTATTGTGCCGGTCAAGCCAAGCTCAATCCCGTTAACCGTGACAGCTTTGAGCAT